TAACGCTGTTACTACCAACCTTTACAATTACTGATAGATTTTCTTCATTTGACTCATCACCGCCTGATGCTGTTGTGCCAAAATATCTTTTATTAAGTGGACGTCCCATTGTTTTTCTCCTTTTTGACGTTCTAGGTCTACGCAGTGGGTGCTGCATAAGTCCTCATCTAGAGGTTCTCTCTATGACATAAGTATTTATCCTTTTCGTAAAAATGGGTTATAATCACCACAAAAAAAGGCCTGCTAAAATATAGCAGACCTTTCTCTAATAATATGATAGGTTGGATTAAGGATTACCAACAATCGCCTTTGTAGATCCTGTCCATAAAAGCGAAGCCTAGCATCGGATAGTTACTTCCAAAAACACATCTTCAAGTCTCCTTGCTCATGCGCTGTCACTACAACTACTAGCCAAGTTACTGCCTCTACCAAGCAGCGTTTCCTTGCACTATCTAACTCGGACCGTCGTCTTTGTTATGTACTTAATATAGCAAAAGAAAACCCAAAGGTCAACCTTTTTTTTAAACTTTTTTAATATTTTGTGCGTAACCTTTTCCGTTAACATATTCTACAATATATTCAACTTCGTCGCCTAACTCAAATGTGTACTCTGAACTTAAGAATAGTACATCTCTTCGTTCAGTTTTCCATTCTTTTGGCTTAATTACGCTATACTTTCTATTTTTATTGTATTTTGATACTGTACCGGTAGGCATAATTGCAATCCTTTTCTATTATTGTATTTAATAGATTTTTAAACAGAATAAAAAAATAGGCCCCGTAGGGCCTATTTTGTGTCTTATAAGTTATAACTTATGAGAATGACAAGTTACCTGAAGTAACTTCAACTTTACCTAGGTAATCTGCTGCGTTACCTAGTGACGATGCTGTGTTTGATAGTTCCACATATCCGTAACGAGTCATAAATGATACGACTGGTTCGAATGTATCTGGATCTAGAACAACACCACTGCTCATCAATGGAATGTATGGGCAGTAGAACGCTGCTGCGTCTGATTCTGAAGTACCTTTGTAACCAACTAGTACGTCATCATCTGCTGCATATGTGTTAACATAAACTTTCATTGCGTTGTTTAGAGTACCAACCATTTTTGTGTTTGTTGGTGCTTCAAATGCGCCTTCAGTTGTACGTGCAAATGCTGAAGTTGTTGCTGACTGTAGAACAGTTAGCATTGTTGGTGAAACAACTGCCCAGTTACCTGCGCCACGGCGTGTACGCTGTGCAATCAAGTTTGCTACACGGTTGATTTGAACTGCAAGTGCTGCATGTTCGTCACCAACGAATGTTGCTGTACCTGATACTGCTGCCTGGTTGTATGTTTCTGAACCAGTACCTGCTAGTGATGTTAGTGATGCAATGATTTCTTGGTCGATTTCAGCAGTAATCTCTTGTGCAAGTGCTGCCATGATTTCTGCTTCTACGTCGATGCCATGCTGTGACTGAGCGTCTTGAGCCGCTTCGAATGTCCAACGTGCGCTTAGTTTGCGTGATTTGGCTTCGACTGTTTGCTTCAAGATTTGGATGCTTAGTCTGTTACCAGCAGTACCTTCTGCTGCTGCTGTTGCATTACCTTTTGCTGTTGAAGTATCACCTGAATATGCTTCAGCAATTTTGAATGGTGATAGTGCTTCTTCGCCTGCTACTGCACCTGCTGCACCTGTGCCTGCTGTATCGCTATAGCGAACACGTAGTGTGTGGATTTGACCCACTGGACCTGTCATTGGCTGAACACCAACTAGATCGTTTGCAATAACTGTTGGCATAACACGTCTGATCACTGGAAGGATCACACGGTTAAGTGTTGCTACGTTACCTGCAGAAGTACCGCCTGCTGTTGCTGTCTCCATCAAATGCTTACGTGTATTTTCAAGAGTTGTTTCCATCACGGCTTTTTTGTTGCCGTTTAGGCCTTCAACTAGGGCACCTTTGGTCTCCTGCCAGCGACTTTCTAATAGTTCTGACATAATTATCTCCTTAATTTAATCCTGCTAGACGACGAATGTCAATTACGTTTTTATCGTCTGCTGTAATAGAACTTGTTTCTTTTTTGTTGCCTGTAATTTCTTTTGCCTCTGATAGAACTGCCTTCTGCTTCGCTGGAGTGTTACCTTGGATAACCGCTGGTAGATACTTGTCAAACGCCGCACGTAGTTTTGGTGTTTGTACTGATTCCAGTAAGTCTGTCATGATTTCTCTTTGGTCCTTGCTTAAAGGTCCAACTAGTTCGTTTAATGTGTCTTTACGTTGTGCTGCTTCAGTTAAACGCTTAACTTCTGCATCTTTTGCAACTGCAACTTCTCTTGCTTTTATTGCAAGTTCTTTTGCTTCTGCAATTTGTTTTTCTTTGGTTGCAACAACGCTAAGTAGTTTTTTGGTTTCTGATGTTTCGTTTAGGTGTGAACCCATGTACTCGTTAGCAAACGCTTCGAAAATCTTACGACCAAAATCGTTTTGACGTGCTGTGTCAATATCTTCTTTAAGTTGCTTAATTTCTGCTGTTAGAGCAGAAGCAACTGTTTCTTGAATTGCACTAGCACTTCTTTGGATAAAGTCTGCTTTGACTTTAGCCAAGTGTTCTTTGCCTTCACGTACTAGACGTACTTTTGTTTCGGCAAGATCTTTTTTGTCTTCTTGGAACTCTGCAAGTTCGGATGTAAGTTGTTCTACAACAAATTCTTCTAGCATTGCAAATTTACTTGCCATTGCTTTTTGATCTTCGTGTAGTTCTGAAACTTCTTTAACTAGTGTTTGCTTTACAAACTTTGCCATTAAATCTGCGTCTTCACGCATTTTCATTGCATATTTTGCTTTTTGCTCTGCTAGTTGTTTACGATCTTCATGTAACTCAGCCATTTCTTCCGCTAGTTTTTCTGAAACTAACGCATCAATTGCTTCAACCATTACACCTTTATCGTGTTCATACTTCTTAGCAAATTCTTCACGAAGTTCTGATGTAACTGATAGGCGATTTTCTTTTACCTTTGTGTTCCATGCTTCTTCAATATCTGATTTCATTGCTTCCGAAATTGCATCACTCTCTAAAAGGGCTTTTAGTGCTTCCATAATTTTCTCCTTTTATTGGAGCCTGTCTATTATGTTTAATAGACTCTCTGCAATATATTTTTGTGCCTTTTTGTCGCCTTGAACTTCTTTTGAAGTAAGAATTGCCTTGTATCCACCTTTTTCGTTCATCAAATGCTCGTAAATTGGTGTAGGATACGCACCGGGGGCGCTGGGCTGAGCCACAACGTCCACAGTGATTATTTCAAAACCGTTGACGTTACCTTGAGCGTCAACTTCACCACTACCACGCGATGAGACGCCTAGTTTAACTCCGCTTTCAAGCATTGTTCTAACTAGTCCGCCCATCGGTGTTGGTAGGATTTTTAGTTTACCGTAACCATTAGGTCCGTCCATCCACATGCTTTCAATCATGAGGCATACACGGTCTAGGTTGATTTGCAGTCCGTCTGGATGGTCTACTTCTCCTAAAGGTGAGTATCCTTCGGCTATCTGCTCGTTGAGAGTGGTGACAGCCCTGCTAATCTCTTCTACGGGATAAACACGCTGATTGGCGTTTCGTACTCCGCCTTGGATACAAATACCTTTCATGAAAAGGTTTTTGCCTTCGTTAGCAGACTCAACAACCATTCTAGCCTTATCAAAACTCAAATTTTCTCGTAGTAGGTTCATCCGTCAGTTCCTAATTAACTGCCAATAGTTGATTTTTTATTAGCAGCATTCTCTGGCTTGCCTGATTTCTCAGCACCATGGCCAGGTTCTGTTTTTGTGCCTGATTTAGCACTTGTACCGCCTTTAACATTTCTGTTACCTGCGTTATCTTCTTTAGGTGCAGTTGCGCCAGTACCTTTTGTATCTGCTGCGCCGCCTTTGACGATATTTGCAGTTGTGCCGCCCATATCATTTTTGCCTGCTACTACTGACTTAGCGTTTGCGCCATTGTCACCTTTTTTTGGTTCGTCTGTCATTTTGTTGACATACTCACGCATAATTTCTGCTGCTGACTTGTCTGCTGCTTCTTTTACATCATCTTCGTCTGTTGCTTCTTCAACTTCTTCGTCTGTTGCTTCTTCAACTTCTTCGTCTGATGCTTCTTCAACTTCTTCGTCTGCTTCAAATGCCATTGCTTCTTCTTCTGGCTCTTCGTCGCCTGGCTCTTCGTCGCCTGGCTCTTCGTCGCCCATCATTGCTGCAAATTCTTTTTCAAGTGCTGCTAGTGCATCTTTTAGATCTTCTAGTGCTTCTTCTGGACCTTCGGCTTCTTCGTCTTCTTCTTCGCCTTCTTCGTCGTCCATTTCAACATCACCCATCATGTCATCTGTTGCGTCACCGCCCATGTCTGCCATTGGATCTGCTTCTGCTTCGAATTCGTCTAAGCCAAACATTTCGTCTAGATCTTCGTCGTCTGACTCGTCTAGATCTTCGTCGTCTGATTCATCTACTTCTTCTTCTGACTCATCAACTTCTTCATCAGTTGCTTCGTCTAGGTCGTCATCTTCTGACTCGTCTACTTCTTCGTCAGTAGTTTCTTCAACTTCTTCTTCTGACTCTAAAATACTACTATAAATTTCACGTGATTTTTCTACCACGATTTCGTGAAATAACTCTTCTGCACCTGCTTTGTCTTCGGCAATCAGGCGCTCAAGCATTTCTTCAAACTTTGCGCGATCAGTCATTGTTATCTCCTTTATATCTTTACAAGGCTGTCTATTATATTTACACATAATTTAAAAAAGTGCGCAGAAATAGGCGATTTTCCGCCTATTTTGTACGCACTTATGAAATTTTAAATATTTTTTTAAATTTTTCTACTGTAATATGTTCTAAATTGTCTAATCCTATTAAAGCATCAGGAACAAAGGAGTTCACTGTTTCAACTACTCTTATATATCTCTTAGATGGAAATCGTTTTATTACCATAGAAGTCTGTCTTTGCCAATTTCCGTAATAAGTTGCACGATCATTTACTTTTTTATAGTTGTCTGTGCCACTGTAAATGTTGTTTACTAATTCGTTTTTAACACCTATACCTACATAATCGAAGCCTAAAATATACACCGTTTTAGCGCCATTATGACTTGCAAAGTTAAGTGCAGTAGGTCCACTACTCCAACCTAAATTAGGATTAAAAAGGTTTATTCCTTTTAATTCTCTTGTGTATTTGTTTGCATTTGTCCAAACATTATTTGTTTCTTGTGCGCCAGCAGTAGTAATTTCTCTAATCATTTTAGTGTCAACTGCTATCAAATAGTCCGGGGTAAATTCTCGATACAGTGCATTGCATCCATATATCGTTCCGTGTCCGACTAATTCTTGCACATTAATTTTTGCTCTGCTTGTACCATTTCCTAAAACAAATGCAATGTCATGTGTTGGCAAAGGAGTGTTGTCAATTTTTGTAACACCTCTTGCACGAGGTATGTGACTTGGAACACTTTGAGGTTTTGTTTTAGGTTTTGGCGGAGGAGGAGGAGAAACAGGTTTTTGCACTTGAGGTGCTTTTTTCCAACCTTTTTCTTGTCTTAATCTTTGTTTACGTTGTTCAGGAGTTTCACCAGGCAAGTATTCTTTGGGCAAGTGTTACTCCTTAAATGGCTTCTTCGCCGCCTTGTGCTGCTAATCCGTACATTGCCCTTACGTACTCTAATTCTTTTGTTGCTTCTTTACGATGCATTTCGTCTGCTCGTCTGGCTTTGTTAATATCTTTTAAAGTTAAACGAGTTTTTCTTGTGTCATCAAGATTTACTACGCTTTCGTCATTGTCCTCATTATAACGATCGTCTTCAACTGGTTCCATGGTGTTTTTATCAAAGTAATATAATTCACGTAGTATCATAGTAGTATTTATGCGCTAAAAGGATCAGATGCTCCTTCGTCGCCTCCTCCTGTGTCTGCTCCTGCTGCAATATCTGCATCAGTATCAAGTTCGTCTCCGGTTGCTGCTTCTGTATCGTCTGTAATGTCAGCACCGTTAATACCTGCATCACGTAGTTGTGCTGCTGCATCTGTTTCGCCTGCTGCAAAGAATTCATCGTTTTCTTCACGCCATAGTCGTTCATTTTCTGCAATTTCTTCTTTGCTTAGTCCTAAGAAACGACTTAATGCAAAACGATTTGAAATAAACGGAATTTGTTGCATCTGTGCAAATGTACTAATGCGATTACTGTCAAGTTCTGCTTGACGATAACTTGCAAAGTTTTGTGGAGGTTGTAATCTTAGATCAAACATTGCTAGATCAATGTTTACACCTTTTTGACTTAGATATAGTTTAAACTCATTGTTAAACACATCTGTGATCATGCTTTGCAGACGTTCGCAATAATTGTTGAAGCGTAGTTCTTGAATGTATGCTGTCCCCACACGTCCATCATTATATTGTGAAGCACTATCATCTGCTCCAGTTGGTAGGTACGAACTAGGGATACGTAAGCCGCGTAGCAACTTATTAGTGAAGTATTTAAGGTCATCAATTTCTCCTAGGTTAGTACCACCAGGAAGTGTTTCAACTTTTGATCCTCTACCTTCAGCAGTTTGTGGAAAGAAGTAGTCTTCGTTGATTGACAAAGGGTTGTATGATGAGTCTATAACTGTCTGACCACCGCCTGTCTTGGATGGGATTCGTCTTTGGTGTATTTCTGTCTTCACACGTTCTACAAACTGCATAGCCAAGTGTGAAGGCATATTGCCCACATCAACGTAAAAAACACGTCTTTCAGGCGCTCGCTGCACCCTATAGATAATAATTGCATCTTCTAATAATTCTTTTTGTTTGTAAACTTTAAAAATACTTTCTAGCAAACTATTACCAAATGGATAATTTTGATCTAAACCTTCGCTCATTGACAAATGAATCATGTGATTTGCATCAATTGCTGTTTCATTTGATTCGTTACTAAATCTGCTTGAGTTTTGATCAGGTGTTCTGCCTGACATGTATTTGTTATCAAGTGTTTGATAACCTTGTGTGTTAGCACCAGGACCATAAGCAGTGTTAGTGTTGATCTTTGTTGCTGCCAATGCTTCAAAGCCAATGTTAATGTCTTTAACAATATACTGCTCAGGGCGTTTGCCTTCACTTTCGTTTACAATAATTTTTGTTACGTTTGCCGGATCAACGTGAAACCATTTTTTAGTTTCAGGATCTCTAATAAAAAACTGATCGCCATACTTGAAAGTGTTACGAATAATTTTAAACATACGTGTTTCAAAGTCTTGGATTTTGCACCATTGTTTAAGCATTTGTCCAAGAATTTGTACTTCAGTGTTGGTTGCTGATTTAGAAAATTCAATTTTAAAAGGTGTTGAGTTTTCTTTATTCTTTTGAGAACAAAATTCAGCAAGAATATCTAATGCAGCATTTACTTCACTGTCGTTGTCCATTGTGTTGTATTGACCGTAACGTTCAATACGATTAGGCGAGCCTACATAAACATCAGGTAAATGTGAACTGTAATTAGCAGCCGCAGGACCTACTCCTTGTCCTTTAGTAAAACTAAAAGGTGAGTAACTACCGCCTGTGTTCATTGATGTTGGTACTGGTGTAAAATATTTTTTCCAACTCATGCCATCATATCCGTTCCTAATTTTCTAATGCCTCTAGCAGTCTTTTCTTGATGCTGTACACTCACAGTCATCAAGTCCCTAATTTGTGCTGTAAGTGTATTTAGTTGGTTAATAGCACCTGGAAGGTCGTTTACGGCACTTGCTTCGCTAGGGTTAAGAACACGTTCACCTTGGTGAATTTTTGCCACAGTATCTTTTGGTTCTGTTGTTTTACCTGTTGCTTTTAGTGTACCAACACGCCTTGTTGTAGTTTGGAAAAATTGTGCTAATTTTTCTTTATAATCAGGTCCAAAGTTTGCAATTAAGTCTGCTTCACTCATATCACCTGCTTGTCTCATAAGGTTTTGCATAGCAATACCTCTATCAATTCCCCAGCCTACCATGTTAGTTAACATTGGAGCATTTTCAGAAAACAAACTGCCTTCTGGAATCATTGATTTCAAATCCATCGCAGAATACTGATTTTCTGGTAACTGTTCTAACATTGTTTTAAATCCTGCAGAAGTTACTGGACCTTGTCCTGAAATAATTCTTTCTGCAACATCTGATGCAATTTGATCATGATCTATTCCTAGTAAACTAGATCCTGGAATTTGTGCAATTAATTGAACTAGATAATCCATTACATATTGGAAATATCCGCCAATTGTATTTTTTAAATCTTCTCCCATTGGACCGTTGAAAAAATCTTGTATTCCTTCAACTGCTTTTGATAAGATTTGTTGTCCTATACTAGTTGCGCCTTGTTCCAAGCCTATTGCATCTTGAATGTTTTGCCAAACTGTTTTTTCTCCGTCCCAGCCAAGTGTGCTAAAGATCAAACTCTTTGCATCTTCCATTAGACTTACAAAACCGTTTTTAATTGTGCCTAGCAAGCCACCTTCGCGACTCATACCCATTTCATCATTAATTGGACCGAGGAACATGTCTAGGAACCAATTTTTTAATCTAGTTCCTAACTCGCCTACTCGATCTTTAAACACAGTAAACGGTTGTTCACTAGATGTCATGTCGTTAACTAAATTAGTTGCCCATGCAACTGCCATTGTAAGTTTGCCTTCCGGTCCAAACAAATTGTTAAATGCTGTACCAAATGCACCGCTCATTTTTCCAACCGGTCCGTCTGTGCCGCTAACAGTTTCTCCAAACATTGCTGAGGCAGCATCAGCAAGTGCAGTACCTAACTCACCAATTTTAGTACCAAACTCGCTTTCAAGTAGTTTGTCAATTATTCCACTTCTAAATCGTTGGATAGCACTTTCAAAGTTTGCAAGTAAACTTGTAATACGATCGCTTCTGCTTTGTTCAGCAACCATTGCATCTGCATCCATGTTGCCCATTCTTCTAAAGCCAACTAATGTATCAAACAATGCTCCTAGTGGAGTTCCTTCCAGTAATCTCATTTGTTCTGGACTAAACTGACTTGTAATCGAATTAGCAACTTGAGGACCTAACGCACTCATTTGTCTAATAAATGCATCTGGTTCTAAATTTCCTGCATTCATCATTAAATCTATAAATGCTTGTCCGCCATCAACTTGATTAAGTGCTTTACCTAAATCAGTAAGTCCGCCTGTACCTCTACTGATTTGCACTAAATCATCTGCAAAGCCTGGTAACATTTGTGCAGCAACAGCCATGTTCTTGCTCAAACTGTCTGCACCTTCTTCGCTGGCTCTTGCCATTAAAGATTGGAACGTTGCGTTTTGTTGCAAGTCATTTGTTTGATCCATTAATGCATCTCTGCTTAGACCTGTTGCTTTTGCAAGTGCATCAATTTCTGTAAGGTATTCTTGGCTGCCTTTAATCAGTTGTGCTTGACTCATACGTTCAAGTCTACCTTGCAATGCTTGGTTACTAATGTAAGTTAACATTCCGTCATTAACATCGCTCATTGTAAAGCCAAGATCAAACAAACGTTGACCTAAATCACCTGCTCTAACACTTTTGCTCAAGTCTGCAAATTCTTTTGCGCCTCTTGTAACACTTCCACCTAACATACGTAGTGTTTCACTGTTTTCTTGAACAACTCTGTAAAATTCATCTAAACGCATACCAGCAGTACCAGCAGTTTTAATCATGTCAAAAATACTGTTGTTAAATCCTGCACCAACACTGCTTAAACTTCTAAATTGATCAACTGCACCATCTGCATAATCAATTAAACTTTGTAAACTACTGTTTGTTCCAAGGATGTGTTTGCTAAAGTCACTAACTCTGTCACCACCTGTTGCAAATTCTTTTGCAAGTCCTTTTGCAGCATCGGCAGTCTTTTTAAATATGCCAGCGCCTTCTTTTTGAGTTTTGTTATAGTTTTCTTGAATACGCTGCTGCTGTCTTGCAGCCGCAGAAGCACTTGCACTATTGCTTCTAGTTGCGTCAAGCAGTAATTGCAATGTTGCTTCACTGGCAACACCGCCCCTGCCATAATTCTTAATTTCAACTTCTTCCAAACTTACACTTCCAAGTTATATGCGCATATAAATATGATAGATATATACTATACATTATTTATGCGGAGAAAATATAATGGACAATACGTCTTCAAATCCGTTAGCAAAGCACTTTAGACAACCAAAACTGTTTATCAAATTGCCTAGCAACGGTGCTTTTTACCCTCAGGGAACATTAGAACCAACTGAAACAATGGAGTTTCCTGTTTATGCTATGACGGCTAAAGATGAAATCATGTTCAAAACACCTGATGCATTGTTAAATGGACAAAGCACAGTGAGTGTTATTGAAAATTGTATGCCCAATATCAAAAAAGGTTGGAGCATTCCGAGTATAGATATTGACGCAATTCTTATTGCTATTAGGATTGCAACTTACGGTCAAATGATGGATATGGAATTTACTACTCCTAACACCAATTCAGAACGTGCATTTCAAGTTGACCTAACACAATTACTAGATCAAATTACTACACAACCGTATGAATCAGTTTGTGTACACAACGAATTTACTTTTGAAGTTGTACCAGGTAACTACAAATCATTCACTGATAATGCATTAAAAACTTTTGAAGAACAACGGTTGTTTAGAACTATTGACAACGAAGACTTATCAGAAATTGATAAACTTTCAAGATTTAACGAAAGTTTTAATAGACTAACTGAAATTAATATTGGAACTATTTTTAACAATGTAAAAAGTATTACTATAGGTGATGAAACAGTTGTAAATCCTGTACACATTAGAGAATTTTTAGAAAATGCAGATACTGGAGTTTACAAAGCAATTTTGAAACACGTTGACGAACAAAGAAAAAAATTTCAAATCAAACCGTTTACAATTACAACTACCGAAGAGGAACAAGCATCTGGTGCTCCAAAAACATTTGAGTTACCATTTACTTTTGACCAATCAAATTTTTTCGCCTCAGGATCTTAACTTTATCACTTGACGAAATCATGGAAGAAGTTAAGATCCTAGACAATTCCGTCAAGCAAATCAAGTTTGACCTTAGTAGAATCTGTTGGTACATGCGTGGAGGGTTAAGTTATACTGAAGCGCATGAAACAACTCCCGAAGATCGAGAAGTTATGAGTAAACTGATTGAGGAAAATTTAGAGACTGCTAAGAAAACTCAGCAGCCTTTCTTTTAATTACTTTGTAATTTTGTAACCGGCTTTGGTAAGCATGTCAATTGCTGCATCTACATCAGGAGATGTTTGACTTGACTTAAAACTTGCTTTTGGTTCGTCTTGAGCAAATCTACTCTTGTCAAATCCAGCAGAGCCGCCGTAACCTTTTGCAACAACATCACTGATAATTTTACGCACTTCACGCTTTGTCAAGATGTCTTCACCTTCTGCTTCGTACATGCTTGCATTTGCTCTTACACTTTTAAATGTTGGCTTTGCTCCGCCCAACTGTCCTGCAGGAACAACACCACTTGCATTTTTTGCTGCTGTTGCTGCTTTACCAATTGCAGCACCTGCTTTTTGTGCGCCAACTTTAGCCATGCCGCCTAGTTTTGCTGCGGCTGCACCTGCTGCCTGTGCTTTTGCTTGACGGGCAGCACTTTTATCTGCTGCTTTGTTTCCTTTAGTCTTGAACTGTTTGACAATTGGTGCAGCAACATTACCTAAACCTTTTTGATCAAAGTATTTCAAAACAGCATCAGCAGTTGCTTTCTGTTTTGATGTTTTTAGATAAGTCAGTAGTTCTACTTCTATCTGACGTGCTTCATCTTTAGTAGCACCCTTAGCAGCCTTTTTGGCTTGCTTCATCATACGTGCTTTTTTAGTAAAAGGAATTGCTTCATCAATTTCATGATCCTCAGCAATAATCTGATATACTTGCATAGCGAATAGTCCTTAAGTGTAAAGTTGTTATAGTTATTTATACATTTAAGATGAACTAACGTTCATCTGTGTTATCGCTATCGCTCAACACGAACTATTTGTTTGTGATAATAGTACTAGTTAAGGCATATGCGTAAGCATATGCATTTAGTATTATTCAGATTGTGAAGTCATAATTCGCCCGTTGCCGGGCGAACATGGTTTTGCGCATTATTCGAGTCGCTTCAGCCATCTTGTTATAAGAGATTCAATAGTTTCAAAACTATATTCTTAAAATATAGTTTGCAACCTATTGTCGGAGGCGGTTGACCTGTATCCCCCTACTCTAGATTCGTCATATCAACGGAAGGCAGTTATTCCCTAACAAGCGAAAACACTTACCCTTGGGTTGTATCTGTTTCACAGAGCCCAAATCTTTTAAAGCCTATCGTATACTTCTTCACGCGGACACTCCATACCACCGGCTACGAGCCTTACCTCGGCTGGATTTTGGAGGACTTTCGTCAATTGGGTCCGTTATGTAGCCTATTTGTGTTCTAGTAGTGCCTGGCGTAGTTTTTGTGAACCACCAACTCTTACATTGATGATGCCGTTGTAATATTCATCTGTTTCTAATACACGCCTATCAAATTGTTCTCGTGCTTCAATGTAACTCATTTCTGCTCTGCTTTTGCAAAAGTAAAGTATTTCACGAGAAAAGTTTTGTTCGCCTAGATTTTGTACATCTTCATTAAGTTTATCTGAACTTCCCCAGTAAGTTTGCCAATCTGATTCTTTGTGGCCTCTGCGTTTGTTCTTTTTGCCTTTTAGTGGTGGCTTGGTTGTTTTAAACTTTGCTAATTTTTTGCCTATGTACTTGCGATTGTCTGTTAAGTTGGTAATCAAGTAAACAAATCCTTCGTACTCATCTGGTATTGTGTCAATTTGTTTACCTTTGTATGTCCAACTCATACATTAATTACTTCTTTGCAAGTACCTCACGTGCCTTTTTTGGATTATTATTTTTTCTGCCGTCTTCTATGCTTCTAATATGCTCTTCCATGATTTCATCACGACGAACTTTGCACAACTTTTGAATTTCACTCAACTTTTTACGTACCTTGCGGCGTTTTAATTCCGCAGGACGTTGTTGAAAGATTTCATTTAGTGCAAAATAATCTAATACAGCAAGTATTAGTTTATCGTGAGTGTCATCTTCGATCATTCTACAATTTCAATATCATTTTCGTATGTGGTAAAGCCATTTTCTTTAATAACTTTAAGCACATTGTTTACTCTGCCTACCAATTCATCCTTGTGACTAATCAAGAACACATTTTTGTTACGCTCTCTAGTCATTTTCTTCAGTATGCCTATACTATTTTCCACACCAGCAGTGTCCATACCGCTATCGATCAACTCATCAATGAACAACAAGTTGATATTTTGATACAATGATTCCCAAACGTCACGGAATGCAAACGAAAGACCAAGTATTAGTCTGTTGCGTTCGCCTCTTGACAAGTTATCAAAGTCCAAGTCCTGTCCAAGTTGTGTAATTTCAACTGCTAGGTCGTTTTGGAACACTACTTGATGTGGTAAGCCTATTTTATCTAAGTAATATGTTAGCCTTGCATTCAAATATGCCAAGTTTTGGTCAATAATCTTCTTTCTAATAAAAGAATCTTTGTTAGTCAGGAGTTTAAGGAGAAACTCTTGGTGTTCTTTTAGATTGTTCAACTGATTTACAGTGGTCCAATCAACTTCTTGTAATGCTGTGTTAGTTAAATCGTCAATTTGAGCCTGGTACGGGTCCTCTTCTTGCGTTTTACTTACCAAAGTTTTGTGCAAGTTATCTACGTTGTTTCTATGTTCATATGCTTCTTTAGCAGTTTCATAGAATGTAGACGGTCTACCGTTGATATCACCGATATCATCTAAATTATTCAGCACTGTACGGTATTTTTCGCCAACTTCTGTTTGATATGCCATTGAATCTTGCAGATCTTTGGTCTTTGTTGCAAGAATCTCTGCTTTTTTGTCTTCATGTAGTGCTTGACCGCATGTATAACAAGTTGCATCGTCTAGATCAGCAATATCTTTCTCTGCTTTCTCTACACTCTTGGTTGCTCGCATCAAAGCACTCTCTAATGTTGCTTTTTCTTTGTTTAAAGCAGCAATAGCAGTGTTAAGTTCGTTCCAATTTTGCAGTTTGTCGTGGCTATCCAATTCTTTTTCAATATCCAACTGTTCTAACTCA